TCTTCCGTCGTTGGGAGAAGGCAGTCGCTGAGGGCAACTACTACGTACGACCTCAGCTGAGCATGGCGCAGATATCTGTCGGTCCTACTCGCTATTCTTTTCCGATGTTAGCGGATGCCTACGGTCTGCTCTATTCGCCGGACACGTTCAAACGCGACCTACGCCTGATAGGCCGCCGACAGATGGACATGGTTGAGGCGAGAGCTGACCTGCTTGAGTGGGCAGATGAGACGCGAGCTTACTGCACCAGTCTGCTACAGCCAAAGGATGAGGGGACACGAGCCGAGGGCAGACGTCTGATCAAGCTAGTGACCCGTACATATAAGGATAGGAATGTGCTCGACCGGCTACATAAGCCCGGCGGCAACCTTTCGAGGAAACTAATAAATGACTTTAAAAGATTGGATTGAGGGGCAGGGGGCGACAACGATTGCCTACCGGCTAAAGGTAACAGAGAGTGCAGTACACTCATGGCGCACGGGCATCAGACGCCCGAAGCCTGAACACGCCAAGGCGTTGATCTGTCTCTCTGATGGACAGATTACGTGGGAGGATATTTACGGCTTGCCTGTTTGTAGAGGTGAGTCATGAGTAGCCCCTATCAAAAGTATGCGCAGGCACTGCGCAGTGCAGGCTTTACCCCGCTACCTATCGCCCCTAACGCTAAGAAGCCCGTCCATTCTGGTTGGTCAAAGTTCCTAGAGAACCCGCCGTCTGACGAGACCTACGCTCAGTGGCAAGAAACCTACAACTCTACCCATGCGGTAGGCGTGCTGACGGGCAGGGTCATTGGCGTTGACGTGGATGTCTACGAGAAGGACGCCTCGCTTGCGGTTGCCAAAATGATCCTCGAGAAACTAGGCAACGCACCTAAGCGCATCGGCATGGCACCCAAGGTCCTCCTGTTGTACCGAAATGAGGGTGAATTCTTTTCTAAGATGGACACCGGTTGGTTCGAGAAGGAAGGCTTTGAGCGCAGCAAGATTGAGATCCTTGCCAAGGGTCAGCAGTTTGTGGCGTACGGCATTCACCCTGACACCGGCAAGCCTTACCGCTACAAGGGCGAGGACCTGCTCGACTTTACCTACGATTTTCTCGAGGAAGTCACCCCCGCTCAGTTGGAAGAAATATTAGAAGCTGCCGCTGAGATCTTGGAATCTCACGGTTGGCAACGCGTCTCGCGTGGTAATACCAGTAATACGGTGAGCGACCGCATCCTCAACGCAGCCGTTATTGATGACGTTGACTTCCCCCTAGAGCAGCCGGAGAAGATCAAGTCCGCTCTTCGGATGATCGACCCTGACGACTACGACACGTGGTACAAGATGGGCATGGCACTGCACTCAACCATGGCAGGGCAAGAGGCGTTTGAGATCTGGAACGACTGGTCAGCCGAGAGTGCGAAGTACGATGCCGATGAGATGCAGTACAAGTGGAGCACCTTTGCGCACGTCGAGTCCGGTGTGTCTATCGGCTCGCTCTTCCACCTTGCCATGGAAAACGGTTGGGTTGAGGAAGAAGATTTTGAAGAGCGTCCCTCTTCGATGCAAGGCTACATCGACCGCTACTGGTTCATGGAAAACAGCAGCATGGTAGTAGACGAGCTACGCCCACCCCACGAGGCAGTCCTCAAGCTACAGGACTTCAAGAACAGCCACCTGAACAATACCTTCATAGAGCAGGGACCACGCGGACCTAACGTCATCCGCTTTGCCGACCGTTGGATGGCCTCAGCCGAGAGGTGGACATTGATGGGCGAGACATACATCCTCAAGGGGCTGCGTATCATCTGGAAACAGGGGCTTGCCTTCTTCAATACCTACTGCGGACCAGATCGCGTTCAGGTACCTGAGGTAGATCCGGCTAGAATCCAAGTGTTCTTAGATCACGTGGCTTACTTAACCGATTCGACCCAAGCCTACGAGCACGTGCTCAACTGGTGCGCTATCAACGTGCAACGCCCTGATATTAAACTACCGTTTGCCCTGCTCCTTTACTCACCACACCACGGCGTGGGCAAGGGTTTGTTCGCCGAGACCATGGGGCATATGGTAGGCAACCACAATACGTCTACCTGTTCAGCCGAGCAGCTATCGGGGCAGGGCAGCTCATTCAACGAGTACATGGATAAAGCCGTGCTTACTTTGGTACACGAAATCCGTGGTAAGAATCGCTTTGACATGACCGACCGGATCAAGAATCTGATCACCGAAAAGGTGCAGCACGTCAACGTCAAGTACGGCGCACAGAAAACCCAAGAGGTCTTCAACAACTTCCTGTTCATGTCGAATCACGAAGATGCCGTAGCCATCACCGACGAGGACCGCCGCATCGATATCATTCAGATCGATGAAGAAGCACGCGAGGCGTCTTACTATCAAGCCTACGCGGCATGGCAGGCAGACGAGACCAATCTCAACCATTTGTATACGTGGCTGATGATCCGCGATTTGAACGCATTCAATCCGTCGCAACGTCCTGAGATGACTGGCGCTAAGAAGAGCATGATCGATGCCTCGAGGAGCGACCTTGAAGCTGTACTGTTCGACGCCATTGATACCGGCGACGGTCCGTTTGCACGTGACGTGGTTCAGGTAACTCACATCTATAACTATCTTGCCGATGAGCTAGGATTTAACTACGGCTTGTCGAGATCACAGCACAATGAGGTGAAGCACGCCCTCTCGCGGTACGTGATGGCAAGGTATCCTGAGCGTCAACGAGACTATAAGAAGTATGGTCTTGGTCATGGAAAACAATTCAAAATCAATGGCGCAAATGTGCGTTTGTTGATTATAAGGAACATAGAACATTACATAGACGATGGGGGCTACATTACGAAGAGAATACGTGATGCCTATAATACCAACGTCACTGATGATTATGATCTTTAATATCAAGGTAACAGAAGGTAACAGAAGTGTGTTACCTACAGAAACCTAGCAATACCAAGGCTTGGAGAGGCATAAAGTATCGGGTAACAAGGTAACAAAGATTTCAAAGACTATTATATATTTGTATTAGTCTCACGTATTAGTAAGTAAAGTTCTGTTACCTGTTACTTTCTACCTTGAAACCCTTGGTACTGCTACGATTTTTGAGGTAACAAGCTCTGTTACCTCTTTGTTACCTCTGTTACCTTTTAAAACATAGTGGAGGAAATATGAAACAAGATGATGAGATATTAGAACTGCAATCGGACCTTGGTTCGCCCGTCGTTATGGAGGGCGGAGAGCAAGACGGCAAGTACGACCACCGAGAGACGAAGCATCTTCCTCGGAACAACAATCCGCATGGGGTGAAGGGCAAGCCAAAGGACGCCCCGTTGGTGAAACCTGAGGATAAGCCATTGACCCAAGCGCAAGAGATTTTTGCTCAGGCGTATGCGCGAGGCGATAACACGGCAGCTCATGCGGCACGCATTGCAGGTTATGCGGAGAGTTCGATCTACAATAAGGGGCGAGAGTTTCTTGATGCCAGTCTTAACCCGCATATCGTGAAGCGCATTCGTGAGATTCAGGAAGAGAATCAGAAGCGATATGGCATTGATCTTGACCGGCATCTGAGGGACCTGATGACCATTCGAGATCAGGCGATTGACAATGGATCGTTTGCGGCTGCGGTCTCGGCGGAGAAGATACGAGGCTCTGCGGCAGGCTTGCACATTGATCGTAAGGAGATCTTGCACGGCAAGATCGATCAGATGAGTAAGGAAGAAGTGATGGCTCGATTGAAAGAGCTGCAAGAGAAGTACGACGTGAGGGTAGTCAATGCTAGAGAGTCAGTTTTGGAAATTGATCAGGGAGAATACGAAGAAGGAGACACTGTGGACGAGGATTGAATCGACCGCCGGACCCGGTGTGCCTGATGTGCATGGTGTCCGTCAAGGAGCGTCAATCTGGGTTGAACTTAAAGTGAGCAAGGCTAATAGGGTATTACTATCGAAGTACCAAGTAGTATGGGCTAATCGCTATCGTAAGTTTGGCGGGGTGTCATGGGTCATTGTTTATCCACAGACCAAGCGACCCCCAGAATATTTTTCAGAAGTAAATTCCTCTGCGACCTCAAAAAAGCCCCCGATCCTTATATATCAAGGCTCACAGGCCCATGATCTCGCTGAGCAGGGCATTTCTCTGCGCCCCCATGCCATGATCGACCACCCGTACGACTGGGACCAGTTCTCTGCGTGCTTGTTCTCTGCGCCCTCTGCGACCTGAGGTAACTGACTAATGTATCTTACTATTAAATACGCTATCATTAATTACATACTATTAGCATTATGTCTATAGCAAAAATAATACTTGACTCTATTGATTAATAGGCTATACTAGGTGCGTCAACTTAGAAAGGAGAGAGACAATGCATTATTACAATGTGAATATAGATTTAGATTCGTTTACTTATTACGTCAAAGCAAGGAACGAACAGACGGCTAAAGATCTAGCCGTTAAAGCAATGGAAGCTTACATTAAAAAATATCTTAACGATGAGATCGGCATTGCTGACGTGAGCGCCTATGAAGATGACGGTCTTTTAGATGATTCTTACATTGAGATTTTTGAAGATGAGTAACTTAAACCGTGACGACCTAGTGCCCGATGATATTCAAAGGGAGAAAGCTTATCGCAGAAAACGACAGGAAACTGCGGCGCGACTACGCTTAGAGCGTGACCAATTACTATGGGATAGTAAGCGCGGCAAAGTAGCGCAATGGATGATTGACGAAGTAGAAAAAGAAATACTTGACAATAGTGATTAATATCCTATAATACAAGTTCAACTTAGAAAGAGAGAAAGACAATGCTTAAACTTGTAAAACATTCAAGCAATAAAAAGACCGGATCAATCGCTGTTACGTATCGCGCCGGTCATGATTCGTGCTTTGGTACCTGTGCCGCACGTTGCCCCCTTAACCCTGAAAAGGATACCAGTGCTGAGGTAGTCAGCACGTCATACCTTGCAGCCGTACGTAAAGCTGTACCTAAAGGCGGCAAGGCGTGGACCTACACGCATTTTAAAAACGTGGGTAAGAGTGCGCCGCACGAGACCGTGATTAACTTTTCGGCTGATAGCATTAACGAAGCTATCGTGTCCGCGCATTGGGGCGTGCCAACTGTGCTTACTGTCGAAAAAGATCACGAGTTTAAAAAGTCTGTGATTAAAGGCGTGCGCTTTGTTACCTGTCCGGCTGAGGTGCGCGACAATGTAACATGTCAGTCTTGTGGTAATGGCGAACCATTATGCGCCCGTAACGACCGCGATTATGTCGTTGTCTTCCATGCGCACGGACCGAGTGCCAAGCACGTGGGAACCGGTGAAGGCGGCTGCTACGGTACATCCGGTCCTGTCCGCTTACAATGGGAAAATACTCGCAAGCAAAATCAAGTTACTCAACCAGACGGCGAGGCGCTCATTGATTGGGTGAAGACTTTGCCGCACGGCTCTTTCCTACGGCATCATGTCGTAGGCGATCTTGGCATAAGCTAGGATCTTTCTAGGTGCCCCTCTTCGGAGGGGTTTTTTCTGCGTGCTCTGCGCCCTCTGCGACCTCTGCGCTCCCTAACATAAACACGGCTGAGGCCTCTGATTTATAACGTACTAGGATATAAACGTAGTGTTGACATATGAAACAATAGTACTATAATAACTATACTGTCAATGAGGCAGCAATCCTAGAAAAGAGAACGATTATGAAATTAGTTATGAATGACAACGAAGATATCTACGTGAAGAGCGTTACGGATCTGATCGCTACGGAACAGAAGCGCCGCCTACCTAACGGCGCCGTACTAATCGACTGGATCTACGACTGCGATGAGAAACGTGGTGTCGTGTTAGCTGAGAATGACGGGGCAGTTCAGCCGTACGTCACTTGGGTTTTCTACGATGAGCAGTTGAACACTACCTCACACGGAAATTATTTTTCTAACCTAAGGGAAGCGCAAGAAGATTTCTACATGCGCCACGCTCACTAAAACCCGGGGGCGCTCTGCGCCCCCTCTGCGCTCTCTGCGCTTTGGAGAAAGATATGATTGATTACGATTATCACCGCCGACTTGATTACCTTGCGGGTCTGATTGAAAAGCATTACCCAGACGCTTGGCATGGGCTAAGCAAAGAAGCGTTAGACATGTACCCAGTAGATTCTGAAAAGCTACGGGATAAGTATCTAAGCTTTGAGTATTTTTTAAAAGCAGTAAACATCACGTTAGATAGAATGGAGAAAGAACATGCAGTTAACAACTGAACTCGTTAGAACTTGGATTGAAAATTTAGCGGGCAGCCAAGGTTTCTATGGTCGCTTGCTTAGGGATCTGGACGCCGGGGATCATTGGGATACGTTAGTTACGGAACTGAATGATCAAGGATGTAGGACCGTTGTCGATATGGTCATGCTACTGGAAGGTTCGTAAAAGATTAATGTTCGTAACCTTGTTCGTAATATTTATTGCGAACAGGGATCAATAGACCGGGGCGCTCTGCGCCCCGTTTCATTTGGCGAGGGCGCTCTGCGCCCTCTGCGCTTTCATGGCTGAAAAAAAGAATTTTTTTCGTCGAAAAAAAAGCCCCGCTTTCGCGGGGCTGATTGCTTAGTGAACGATTGATTCAATAAACTTTGAAGCAACCTCAGTGCGGTGTCGGATGGTGTCGTGATTCACTGAATCACCATTGGGTTTGACCGCTTCGGTTGCCGCTTGCAGTAAGCGCCACGCGGTGAACCCATCCTGACCGTGCTCCTCATAAGTAGGTGATTCCCATTCGTGAACCGCCTTGCTCAATTGAGCCGCAGTAAATCCGCCTCGCTTATGGATCTCAACCAGTGCCGCATCACCCCAACGTGGTTTGATTTCGAACTGTTTGAGTGCCTCGAACTTTTTATCCTGATCAATAATTCGATTAGGTAATTCGCGGCAAGCTTCGCGGATCAGCTGAGGTAAACGACTATCGATATTCAATGTTTGCTTGGTGCTTACTGTAGCAAGGTCACCATGGAAGCAAAGGTTTGAACATACGATAACGCGGGATCCGACGGTTAATCCACGTGGGATTGATTGATCGTGTGAACCGCGTAAACCTACGAGCCATTCGTGTGACTCGCCGCTATTGCCCTCGTATGCGATTTGCATCAGACCGAACATGCGTTGATGATCTTTCTGAACCGCATACTCCTCGCCGACTATCTCGAAACCTGTATGTTCGAGTGAATGTGCGACTTGCTCAACATAATCACCAAAGGGATATGGTTGATGAAAGCGGCCCATTGCCGGAGGGGTTGGTAGCATATGCAGCTGAGCGCGTGACATAGGCTTATCGTTTTTAGCGTTATACATTAGGTGTGTCATAACTGACTCCTCATTTCTAGGTTGTAAAAGAACACGCCGACTAATGCCGACTTATATAGTTTACTATTGTTTTATATAAATGCAAGCTTTACCTTGAAATATTTTCTGCGCCTACGCTCTGCGCCCCCGGCGCATGACAAAAAAAAGAGGGCGCTCTGCGCCCTCTGCGTTTTCAAACATGGGCGCTCTGCGCCCTCTTATTAGGGCGCTCTGCGCCCCAGTTAAACCCCGGCACTCAGTGCCGGGCCAATAAAAAACCCCGCCGAAGCGGGGCCAGACCCTAGAAAGGAAGGTCAGAGGTGAGTAGCAGGAAGGTCGCGAGACCTAGTGCTGCAAATAGTCCTGCTGTAATTGCTTCGATGATCTGCATTAGACACCTCCGCAATTAGCGCAGTAAGGATACGATTGACCGTCAGTGATAACACCGAGAGTCGATTTGCAGAAACCGCATTCCACACCTTGGTCAATGATCTTTTCTTGTCTGAAGATCATATCGGTATGAAATTCTTGCTTCGTATCAAGAGTAAAACGAAGATCAAAATTAAAGAACCGCTCAACCTTGCTTTTAGCAACACCGGTGTCCAGTGAATCTAAAAGCTTATTGATCTGCTCTCCGTTGATCAGGTAAACCTTGTCATTCTCAAAGTTCATTTACTTTCTCCTTTCAATTATGGAAATGATTATAGTCAATATTAGAATAGGTATCAACCAGGCTAACGCCATATAAAACAATATGCCCCGGTTACCCGGGGCATCTCCTTTCAGGAAAAACCCCGCCGAGTGGCGGGGTCAGGTAGGTTACTTTTTAACTAGGTCGCAGATCTTATCGAGCTGCTCTAGTGTGCCGGGCATGAGGTCGGGATATCGTTCTCTGCTTTCGTAGATCTCAATATCCCAGTCTTCAAGCTCTCCCCAGATGGTATCCATCTCTTCAGCGTGTTTACTTAGCATTCGTTTGAGCTTTTGCTCTGCTAGGTATTGCGCATCTGTCGCATCATCAGCGGTTGCTGATGCGGATGGGAAAAATGACACTTTAAAAGTGAACGTGTATTTAGGCATGATGCCCTCCTCTTTCTAGGAAATGCCCCCCGAAGGGGGCGGTTGGTTTACACTTCAGCGTACATGTCGAGCTTATGCTCTAGTGTGCGTAGGGTCTTGACTTCGACTCTCTGAGTATGCTCTTGCATCCATTGATTCGAGAAGCCTGATTCTCTGAAGTGCTTGAGTGATTTCATCTGCTGTCGCTCAGTGACGGCTAACGCTAGCGTGTAGTGTTCGCCTTCGATCTGGTCGACGTGCTCGCTTTCCATGTATTCGAGAATCTCCTTGCGGGCTGTTGCCAGTTCGCTTTCGATTTCGCGCTTACGGGCTGCGAGTACTGCATATCGATCAATCAATTCTTTCATGACTTTCTCCTTTCTAGATTGTTAAAGAACAAGTAAAGATTTCCTCTCTACTTGTAAACAAGTATAGTCGGATATGAGTCAATGTCAACAAGTATTATCACACTATTTTAGGTATATTAGGGTATTTACCTATATGAAAGCCGCATTTGTAAGAAAAATCCTACATACCTTCCATGCCGAACCCCGCGTAGCACGTTCTCGATTCGTTCTCCGGTCTGTTCGCGCCCCTTTTGAGTCCTGACATCAGACCCGATTTCTGCGCCTCGCAGCGGAATCGAAATCAGAAAAGTCGCCGTAGGCGCTCATTATTGAGTGTAAAATAAGGATTCACATACTAAATAACTATGATTAAACTTATGGTCCATGACCCCAAAAATTTTTTTCAAATGATGGAAATTATGGCGTCGGTGTATTTTGAGCTACGCTCAAGTTACATGACCCCAAAAATTTTTTGCAAAATTTGAAAATTATGGGATAAATAAAACTTATGGCAACTGACGTATCGCTCCTCCCCGAAGAGGCAGCCCGTGAGATTCTCACGCTAAACGAGCAGCTAGCAGTTATTGAAGCCCGTGAAGAAGCACAGGATCATTTCCTGTCGTTCATTAAATCTGTGTACCCGAACTTCATTGAGGGTAGACACCACAGGATCTTTGCCGAAAAGCTCGAAGGTATACGAGATGGCACGATAAAGAGACTGATCGTGAACATGCCACCTCGACATTCTAAGTCCGAGTTTGCCTCTTACCTGTTTCCGGCATGGATCTTAGGCCATAAGCCCGATTTGAAGATCATCCAAGCGACTCACACCGGTGAGTTGGCGACCCGATTCGGTCGTAAGATGAAAAATCTCATTGACTCTAACGATTACCGGCAGGTTTTTCCTGACACAAGACTGCGAGCGGACTCACAAGCAGCCGGTCGTTGGGAAACAGACGCCGGTGGCGAGTACTTTGCGGCAGGTGTCGGTGGTGCCATCACTGGTCGTGGTGCGGACTTGCTCATTATTGACGACCCGCACTCAGAGCAAGACGCCCTTTCGGCGACAGCGTTCGATAATACGTGGGAATGGTATACATCAGGTCCACGTCAGCGTCTCCAACCGGGCGGTATCATCGTATTGGTGATGACACGATGGTCAACGAAGGACTTGACCGGTCAGGTACTGAAGGCACAGGCGGCAGATCCGCACGCAGACAAGTGGGAAGTGGTTGAGTTCCCGGCGATCTTGCCAAGTGGCAAGCCGCTATGGCCTGAATTCTGGAAAATTGAGGAGCTTGAGGGTGTAAAAGCCTCGTTAGCGCCACAAAAGTGGAATGCACAGTGGCTGCAACAGCCAACCGCGTCAGAATCGGCTATCTTTAAGCGAGAGTGGTGGAAAATCTGGGAGGACCCAGACCGAATGCCGAATATCGAGTACATCTTGCAGAGTTACGATACGGCATTCTCGTCTAAACAAACGGCAGACTACTCTGCCATAACAACATGGGGCGTATTCCGCCCCAACGGCGAGTTCGGTGCGCAAGCACTGATCTTGCTCGACTCGACCAAAGGGCGATGGGACTTCCCTGATCTCAAGCGCATCGCCTTCGAGCAGTACAACTACTGGGAGCCGGAGATGGTTATCGTCGAGGCGAAGGCATCGGGCATGCCGCTGACGTTCGAAATGCGGCAGATGGGTATTCCGGTCACCAACTTCACACCGAGTAGGGGTAATGATAAAGTGACGCGTGCTCACGCTTGTGCACCGTTATTAGAATCGGGCCAAATCTGGGCACCGGATACGAGATGGGCTGAAGAGTTGATCGAAGAGTGTGCTGCGTTTCCTAATGGTGACAATGATGACTTGGTTGACTCCACTACACAGGCTATTCTACGATTCAGGCAGGGTGGGTTTGTTAGCGATCCTACTGACTATTATGAGGACACTGTCCGCGAACGTAGGTCATATTACTAATGGCAATTGATACAGTTACCGACGATATCATCGACATCGAAGTCGAGGCTAATCCATCCGAAACAAATCTCCAAGAAGAGAACCCAATGTTTGAGGGTATTCCTACCGCTCAACTCCCAGATTACATGACTGAAGATGAAGACGGTGGTGTCACTATCGATCTTGATCCAACCGCCGTCCTCAACGAAGAGATGGCAGTGGCACGCGCTAATCACAGCGCAAACTTAGCCGCAGTTTTAGATGACTCAACACTTAACCGCATTGCAAGCGACTTGCTACAGGGTTATGAATCAGATCGTGCCTCCCGTGAAGAGTGGGAGCAAAGCTATGTTAACGGACTTGACCTGTTAGGTTTCAAGTATGAAGAGCGAACTGAACCGTTTGAAGGTGCATCAGGTGTTACGCACCCGCTACTTGCAGAAGCGGTAACGCAGTTCCAAGCTCAGGCTTATAAAGAGCTGCTTCCGGCAGGTGGTCCCGTCCGCACTCAGGTAGTGGGTGCAACTAATCCAGATCGCGTCGCGCAAGCTGACCGCGTGAAAGAGTACATGAACTACCAGATCGTTCATGTGATGGATGAATACGATCCAGATATGGATCAGATGTTGTTCCATTTGCCACTGGCAGGTTCAACGTTCAAGAAGGTTTATTACGACGAAGCAAAGGGGCGTGCAGTTGCTCGCTTTGTACCTGTCGAAAACTTAGTTGTTTCGTTTACTGCAACGGACATATCCTCTGCCGAGCGTGTAACGCATGCGCTTGCTGTGTCTGAAAACGAAATGGCTGAGAGTCAGTTCTACGGCTTCTATCGAGACGTAGAGCTGTCGCCCTCACAAATCAAACGTGGCGACATCTCAGATGCGATCAACACCATCTCAGGGTCAGAGCCTAGCGACATTGACGAAGGCTACAACGTACTCGAGATCCACACCCGCCTGAACTTGGAAGGGTTCGAGGATGTTGATGAGAACGGTGAAGAGACCGGCGTGGGGTTGCCATACATCGTCACGATTGAAGAGAACAGCGGTGAAGTGTTAGCTATCCGTCGCAACTGGAAAGAAGGCGACACTAAACGTACACCGGTCAACTACTTCGTACATTACAAATTCCTACCGGGTCTGGGCTTCTATGGCTTAGGTCTGGTACACATGATCGGCGGTCTATCACGTGCGGCGACATCACTCCTGCGCCAACTGATAGATGCGGGTACTTTCTCGAACTTACCGGCAGGCTTTAAAGCTCGCGGCATTCGTATTGCTGACTCGGATGTCCCACTTCAGCCGGGTGAATTCCGCGATATGGATGCACCGGGCGGTAACTTGCGTGAAGCAATCATGCCGCTACCGTATAAAGATCCCTCGCCGACACTATCTAATTTACTCGGCTTCTTAGTTGGCGCAGGTCAACGCTTCGCGGCTATTGCAGATATGCAGGTAGGCGAAGGCGATCAAACAGCGGCTGTGGGTACAACCATGGCGATGATGGAGCGCGGCACGAAAGTGATGTCGGCTATCCACAAGCGCCTGTATAACGCACAGAAGATCGAATTCAAAATCTTAGCGCGTATCTTTAGCGAGACAACGCAAGCGTACCCGTATGAGATTACAAGCGGCGAGCAGCAGATTGCGGCACAAGACTTCGACCAACGCATCGATATCTTGCCTATCGCTGACCCTAACATCTTCTCTATGGCGCAACGCGTTACACTCGCACAGGCGCAGTTGCAGTTAGCACAAACTAACCCGCAGATGCACAACCTGCATGAGGCGTTCCGTCGCATGTATGAAGCACTGGGCGTGCAGAACATCGAACTGATCTTGCCGCCTCCGCCTAAGCCTATGCCAACAGATCCGGCAGCTGAGAACGCAAAGGCGCTGATGGGTCAACCTATTCAAGCGTCAGAAGGCGAAGATCACGACGCGCACATCGAAACGCACTTGACCATGATGAATGCACCTGTAGTCCAAGCGGTACCACAAGTCATGGCTAACTTGATGGGCAACATCATGCAACACATCAGCATGAAAGCTAAAGCGATGGCTATGGCAGAGGTACAGCAACCTATGCAGCAGCAACCGCAATTAGCACCTCAACAACCACAGGTAAATGAGCAACAAGTTCTTGCTCGTGCCTCACAGATTTCATCACAACTAACCGCTGAGTTGTTACAGCGCATGACGCCACAACAACAAGGCGATCCTCTAGTGATGCTACGTGCCCAAGAGCTAGCTCTGAAAGAGAAAGACCTCGAGCGCAAAGAACGAGAGTTCCAACAGAACCTCGCCCTCAAGAAGCAGGATCAAGATGCAGACCGTGCCGTTCAACGTGAGCGTATTGAATCCTCTGAAGACATCGCGCAACTGCGTGCAAACATTGCATTGGAAAAGATGCAGCAAGCTAACAAAGGTTCACAAGGTGGCTACTAATGCGTAGAAAAAGGAGTATTCGCAGTCAGGCTTTTGATGAAGTCAAGAAGAATGCAGACAAAATCATGGTCGGCGGCAAAGACGGCGACAAAGCCGCAAGGAAAGTTTATCGCAAAGGTGCAGCTAAAGCTGTAGCTAACAAGACAGGTAGAGCCGCTAAAACTGCGGTTAAAGCACTAGGTAGAGGCGCTAAAACTGCGGCTAAACGCGTAGTAGGTCCTATCGGTCTTGCATTCGGTGCAGCTGACGTCATTCAAGGTCGTGTCCCATATGTTCAGGATGTGAAAGACCTGTATGACTATGCACGTAGTGATGACGCAGACTTAGTTGTCGAGGCGTTTAAAGAAGATCCTGTCGGTATGACTAAAGAGATGTCCAAAGAGATTGGGCGATCTATCAAAGCTACCAACAAAGAAATGGTAGAAGAAGCGAATGAGCGTCGCTCACGTGACTTCCACAAGGAACAAAAATCTGTTGAGGGTTTCGCTAAAGGCGGAGCAGTCAAAAAGCGTTTAGGTCGCGGCTGCGGCATCGCTGTTCAAGGTACAAAATTTAGAGGGGTTAAATAATGGCACTCAAAGGAAAAATTGGTAGAGCGTTAACTGGCGCTGCTAGTCGTGCGGCTAAAGCACTTAAAGAGAAGAAAAAGGTAGCGGACGCTTACAAACCTAAGCCTGCGGCAACACCTAAGCCTAAGCCAGAAAAGACTGCGGCTGAAGCATTAGGCAAAGGCAAGCGTCCTACACCAAAGCAGGTTGAGCAATCTAACCTTCCTAACAAGCCTAAGGTAAAAGCAAAAGTTCGTTCACAAGCGGCTAGAAAAGCGGCGGCTGAGCGTGCTAAACCGGGTATTGGTAAGAAGGACATCGAGACTGGTAAGTACGGTCCTACTGGCGTTAAAGGTCGCGCTAAGACTGCGGCTAAGAACGTCAAGACGCGTGTTAAGCGCAATCCGGGTAAAGCAGCAGCAGCGAGTACAGCGGCAGTAACCGGCGGTGCGCTCTTGTCTCGTGACGACAACAAAGTTGTACAGGCTAAACCAAAGCGTCTTCCAGATATCAAGATGGAGTCGCCTAAGAAGAAGACTTCTTCAGCTAAAAACAAAGCGTCTTACAGCGCAATGGATGAGCGTTTAGCTGAGCGTCGTAAAGCACGTGCAGCAGCTAAGAAGAAGCCTGTTAAGAACAAAGACTGGGTTGATCCAGATACTGGATTAAAAGCCAGTGAGTCTAAAGTTGATTCAGGTCGTGGTGTCGTGCGTGATAGCCAAGGTCGTCCAGTTCGTTCAGGTTCTGGTGAGATCGTTCGTACTAGGTACGCATGCGGCGGTCACGTCAAAAAGAAAATGGCTACCGGCGGTGCGGTGTCAAAGCCTAAAGGCTGCGGTTGTGCTAAGCGCGGCTACGGTAAGGCGATGAAGTAATGGCTTTCGGCAAACGTCTAACCAAGCTCCTTGCTGACTCAGCTAAGCGTAGTGCTCAGCGTCTGAAAGAGAAGAAGAAGTATGCCAGTGAAGAGGCAGACACTATTACTCTCAAGAAGGGCAAAGACACTACCGTTAAGTACAGCAAGGAGCGTCCAAAGAAAACCAAGAAGACCACTGACTACGGTCCCGGTCGTTACGCTAAAGGCGGCGAAGTAAAGGCTAAAGGTCAGGGTTGTTGTACTCGTACTAAAAAATGTAAGATGTACTAATTACTACTACAGGGGCTTCGGCCCCTGCTTTCATGTGGAGACATGCTATGGACGTATTAAGTGTCCTAGATTACTTAAAGAAAAAGATTGCAGAGCGTGAGAAAGAATTAGAGAATGTTCTCGCTACTGGCGGTATTAGTAGTTATGAAGACTACAAGTCAATAGTAGGCGAGTTACGGGGACTCTCGTTTGCTAGGCAAGAATTTAAGTCCCTGCTAAATAATCTGGAGAAAGCTCAGAATGACTGAATCATCAGTATTCGTTCCTAAACACGTTCGTGAGGAACAAGCTCGTGACGCTGCTGCGGCAGTTAACCTTAAAGACGCTTATTCGCGTTTAGACCCCGAGAAACTTGATCAAGATGAAATTGACCGTTTACCGACCCCATCAGGTTGGCGAGTCATGGTTCTTCCGTATGCCGGTAAGAAACAGACAGACGGCGGTATCTATATCCCTGAGCAGGTCCAAGAACAAAATAGTCGTACCACAGTAGTCGGCTACGTTGTATCAATGGGTTCGGATGCTTATGCCGACAAGGCAAAGTTCCCAACTGGCCCATGGTGTAAGAAAGGAGACTGGATCGTATTTGGTCGCTATGCAGGCGCTCGTTTTAAGATTGACGGTGGTGAACTTCGTTTACTTAATGATGACGAAATACTTGCAGTATTAAGTGACCCTGACGCAATATCACACGTATGAGGACGTGCTAAATGGTTGACGAAAAGATTGAAGATGAGACAATCATCGAACTCGATGAAGAGGAGACTACCGAAGAGGTAGTTGACGAAGCTGCGGAATCAGTGGAGGAAGATACCTCTGGTGAGACCGAAGTTAAGGCGGAAGCAGAAGAGGACGAGCTGCAAAACTACAGTGAGTCTGTCCAGAAACGAATTAACCGTCTGACGCGTAAAATGCGTGAGGCAGAGCGACGCGAACAAGAAGCGATTGCTTTTGCTCAGGGCGTAAAGAACGAGAACGATAGCCTTAAATCTAAGGTTAAGACACTCGATTCTAACTACAGCTCTGAGTACGAAGGACGCGTTACGAGCCAACTTGATGCGGCAAAGCGTGCTTTCAAGGAAGCATATGAAGCCGGTGATGTCGATAAGATGGCTGAAGCACAGCAGCTCATGTCGAAGATTACTATCGACCAAGAGCGTCTACGGGTGTACCGTCAGCAAGCTGAGCAAGAAGTTGAAGTTCCTCAAGAGGCACCTCAGCAACAGCAAGCTGTTCAACAACCTGCCGCTCCAGATCCTAAAGCGCAAGCTTGGGCTGAGAGAAACGAATGGTTCGGTACTGATGAGCGTATGACAACTGCTGCGTTTATTACTCACCGTGAATTAGTTGACGACGAACAGTTTGACCCTAGTTCAGATGAATACTATGATGAGCTTGACAAGCGTATGCGTCGGGACTTCCCGCACAAATTCGCTGCCAAAACAGAATCGAAGCCTGCGGCACAACCCGCCCAGACCGTTGCAGGAGCTTCGCGCAAACCAAAAACTGGGCGCAAGAGTGTGAAACTATCCAATAGTCAGGTTGAAATTGCCCGACGTTTAGGTGTCCCACTCGAAGAATATGCACGTTACGTGAAGGAGGCATGAACATGTCGGATATTAAGGTCGAAAAAGGTTCACGCGCTTCTCGCGCCAATACATCTCGCTCTACAGAAGAGCGCCGGAAGCCTTGGCGTCCACCATCATTACTTGATGCACCTGAACCCCCAGAAGGGTACCTACACCGTTGGATTCGAGCGGAGATGGTAGGTCAGGAAGATCGTAAGAACATATCGTCTCGTCTCCGTGAGGGTTTCGAGTTGGTACGTGCTGACGAGTATCCAGACTTCGAAGCTCCGTCCATTGACGACGGTAAACATGCAGGTGTGATAGGTGTTGGCGGTTTGCTGCTAGCGAGGATTCCTATTGAGACAGTCCAAGAACGGAACGCATATTTTGCGGGACAGACTGAAAGTCAAATGGCAGCAGTGGACCACGATATGCTCAGAGAGCAGCATCCGTCCATGCCGATCAGCAAGCCTGATCGACAGTCTAGA